CTGGGAAGTTATGGGAAAGTGACAAACCAACCTGGGATTACAGTTTCTACTCATGGTTTTATGACGCAATCCAGGAAATCGTTAAGGAATTAGCGATTGCTGGAATTGACGTCACGCCTGAGGAGATGACAGAGTATTTGCTCGATGTTGAGAAGGAATTTCAAAGTGTAAAGAGGGCTAAAGCTTTCCGATGTTCCAATGGTAAGGTCTACGCATCTAAGCGAGATGGTATCATGAAGTCGGGATGGTTTTTGACCATTTTTTGCAATTCGGTTGCGCAGGATTTTTTGGATGTTTTAATCTTCATCCGCGCTGGTATGACAGACAATGAAATAATTGGGCTTGCCATGGTAGCGGGAGGAGATGATGTCCTTCGAAGTGCGCCGAAAAATCTGACAATTGCGCGCTATAATGAATTAGCACGTGAATTAGGCTTTGAGACAACAGTGAAAGAAATTGATTCTTTTGAAGGGAGTGAGTTCTTCAGCAGTCAGTTCTTCGAAGAAAATGGGGTATTAACATTTGTACCACAGCGGTTTAGTAAATGTGTCAAGCATTTGAGCGCCACCTCCGTCGAGAATCTCTCCGGCGCGCTTATTTCGCACATGCAGAATTACTGTTGGGTAGATGAAAAATTCCGATTCTTTGAGCGTATGTTTGTTGAATTCACGAATACACACCCGGATTTGTTCGACTACGGTCAACTCGTGCCACAAAAAATGCTCCAGTACAAAGTACTCGGTGTAGAGAGTAGTTTCTCGAAACTGAAGAAACCAAAAGCGTGAAGGGGATGGAAAACGCTGAGCAAATTTTGTCGTGTGTGTGCTGTAATCAGAACTAGAGTTTACACACGACCTTTCTAAGTCGTTAAACTGGAAATGTGCATTATATGTGGAAAGTCGGTTGGTTGAAAAATAAAATTAAATGGCTATATTCTTGATTGATGGTATTATTGGCCTTGGCGAACTTATTGGTGATGCTATTGAAGCAGACGCGGCTGCGAATGCAGTTAGTGCGTCGGCGGATGGATTGTCGAATGTCGCTTGGGGTACAATTCCTGAAGGTGCGCAGGCACTTGGAGCTCTCGGAGTGGGGGTTGGCACTATCGCTAAAACGATGGCGCAAACCACTGGCAAAGGGAGTGGTTCAAGTACCAATTTGCTTAGGGGCCCAGACAATAATAGTGGTACTGGTAATGTTGTTTATGATCCTGGCAGCTCTAATGTTAAACAAGTAGTCTTCCGGCCGTTCGTTGATTCGCGCGGTGATTCTACTCTGCAAACAGGTGAGTATGCTGCAGGAAGCGTAGGCATATTCTTTGGACCACGCAAGAGGAAGCGAAATAAATATTTGTAACTCGTAGTATAATGTAGGTAGGACGGTGGTAGTAAAATAAAACTAAAAATGACTAAAAGTAGTAAAAATAAAGCAAAAAAGGCAAGAGCAACTCTGCAAAGTTTAACAACCAAAATCGCGCAGATGGCTGTTGCCACAAAAAGGAAAACAAAGAAAAAGAAGAAGAAAGTGATGAGTAGTGGACCCGTGTCTGCTATATCCACAGCTCCAGTGGCGATAGGTAATTCAGTTCGAGGTGCTTCTAGCAAAGTGCGTCGTAACGGTAATAATATCATTGTCTCTGGACGTGACTTCATGTTCACACCGATTGGTACTGGATCAGTCACGACCTGGACACTTTGTGGAGGTACTCCGTTATCACCCATCGCGTTTGCAGATTCGACGATCGGAACCTATCTTCGGTTGTACGGAAAGTTTAAGTGGAATAAGCTATGTGTCTATTACATCACTTCATCACCGACGTCTTCTACGGGTGATGTGATGTTTTACTACTCGAAAAATCGTGATAGTGTCTTCCTAAACCAAACATCTTCAATGCTTCTCCCGTATGTTATGACTGATGAAAATTCAGTGATAGGTCCTCAGTGGACCAATCACGCTATGAACGTAGTAAAAACGTCGACATGGAAAAGCACGGATTATGGCATGGATGAGACGCTGAACGAATATTCCGACGGAGAGTTGTTTTTGTTATCCAAAACAAACACGACTGATTCACCGGGATACGTGTTGTTCGATTACGAGATTGAATTCGCGGAGCAGCAATTGCAACCTCGGTTGCTTAATATGCCAATCCCACGAGCTCAATTCTGGCAGTTGAATATTGGTGAGACATCACTCGCAACAACAGACACCACAACTTTGTTTGTAGCTTCTGCTACAGGCAACAATCTTAGTGGTAATGCATCGGCTATGCCATCCGGCGCAGCAGCCGGTGACATTTATAAAATCATCTTTGACATTACTAATTCAGCAGCTGGAAGTTGGACTAACTGCACTGCAGCCAATTTAATGGTAGCGAAGCTAGGAGGTACATCTACAGCTGAGGCGTTAGCTGTCTCTGATGGTTATACAATGTACGCAGTCTATGATGGTTCAGCTCTCAGAGCCTTCGGC